ATTCGGAGAGCGCAATGGCTTCGTGTGTTTGAAATAATCCCAATACGCGATTTTCAGACTTTTTGCAAAATTTTAAATCGGAGGTGATTACAGTGCCGGCCGCGATTGAAATAGATTTTTCAAAAAAACATCTTACAAAAGCCGAAAAAGATGTGAAGCAAAAAGCTAAAGCCAGTGTGACGCCTTCGGTAAAATTGAGAGTTCCGCGTATTATCCGTGACAATTTGGACTTTTACCGAATTTGGAAAGAGACGATTAAACTTTACAATGGAACTGAACTTTTAAATGCTCTTGATACGGGCATGCTTACTCGGTATTGTATCGAAAAATATAGTATGGAGAGCATGTACGAATTAAGAGATAAAAAACAAAACGTATCTGCATTGTTAGATAAAAGTGTTAAAAAATTAGCAGAAATCATAGAGGATAATTCAATACAAAACGAAATCGGAGTAGAAAACTTCGGCAGAATATTAGAGATTATAAGCATCGGAATGGATAGATTCGGCGTGGATACCATGCTCAAAGTTGAAACCCGTATCGAGGCAAAAACCAAAATGCTCAATCAAATGGCGCTTGCTCTCTATATGACGCCGAGGGCCCGCGCCGGGGCCGTGCCGAACCAGCCGGACAAGGAGCCAGAAGATGAAAACCGCGACATGTTTGACTGATATGCACCCAACGACAAGATATGCGACGGAGGTTATCAGTGGCATTAGGGGAAACCTCGGACACCGTGAATGGCAAGCATGTGAGCGACACTTGAAAGACCTTGAGCGCCAGGGGACAGAAGATTTTCCTTATGTGTTTGATGAGAGCCGCGCGGATCGCATATTCGATTGGTTTGAACGGTGCTGCCGACACCCGCGCGGTGTGTTCTCCGGCCAACTTATAGAATTAAACAGCGCACAGAAATTTGACCTTGGCAGCGTATTCGCATGGGTGCATAAAGACACCGGCCGTCGCCGCTTTAAAAAGGTTCTTGACATGCAGGCGCGCGGCAACGCAAAGTCGGTCAAACTGTCGGGCGTGGCCTTGTATTTTATGTGCTCCGATTGTGTATATCCGCCGGAGCACCCCGAACAGCGCACTTACGAATTAAGCCCCGAGGTTGACTGTGTGGCCGTCGACCGGTCACAGGCAAAGATAGTCTGGCAGGACGCAGTGACAATGGGACAGGCGAGCCCAGACATATCGAAGCGGCTGAAATTCATGTCGTCAGTTGTAAAACATAAGACGCGCGGCGGGATGCTCAGGCCATTTTCCAAAGACACGAAAAACAAAGACGGCGCTGCTCCCTGCCTGTATGAAATTGACGAATACCATGCTCACCCCACGTCGCAGATGTATGATGTTGGGCAATCCTCAATGGGTAAACGTCCACAATGTTTGATGTATGTAATCACCACAGCCGGAAACAACGCTGAGAACAGCCCCTGCAAAAAAGAATACGATATCTGCTGCAAAATCCTTGACGGTAAAATAACCGCCGAGGATTATTTTATAATCATCCGTCAGTTCGACCGCGGTGACGACCCGCACGATTTTAAAAACCTTGTAAAAGCAAACCCGATGCTTCAGGAGCCCACCGAATACAGCGGGATTCTTTTGCAGGAAATAATATCTGAACATGACCTCGCCTATGGAAGCGGCGATCCTGCCAAAATTCGCGAGTGGCTGATCAAGCGCTGTGACCTGTGGCAGGAAGGCAGTACTGATAAATACATGGACGGCTGCATGGATAAATGGAAGGCCGCCGAAGTATCGCGTGAGGAATTTGCAGAGCTTATTAAGGGCCTGCCGTGCCTCAACGGAGATGACCTTTCAAAGCGCATCGATCTGACCGGGCAGGCGTTTCTTTTCAAACTCCGTGATGGCCGCTATGCCCTAAAAGCGCATGGGTTTATCCCGGACGCGGCGATCACCCGGCATGAACATTCTGACCGGGTACCGTACCGGTTTTGGTGTGACAAGGGCTACTGCACCGCGACCGAGGGCGAGGTGGTCGATTATAACTATTTGATTGAAAATGCCCATCAAGAGGAATTCGACAATAATATAAAAATCCTTGAATGGGATCTGGACGCTGCACTGGCTGTGCAGCTCGAAAATAACTTACAGGCGCAGGAATATAAGGTTGTTGAAGTCCGGCAGAACATTATGACGCTCTCTGAACCGACAAAACTATTTCGGGAGCTCACCATTCAGGGCAAGTTGATTCACGAGGAAAACCCGTTGCTTGACTGGTGTGTTTCGAATGCTTATCAGTACAGTGACACAAATGAAAATATCCGGCTGTCAAAGAAAAACAAAGACGACAGCCAGCGTATTGATCTTCTTGCTGCATCAATAAACTGCCTGGCACGGACATGTGTGTTTGATGAACAGCCGCAGGATATAAGCAATAAGATATTATCCGATGATTTTGGATTTTAAGGGAGTGTGTGAAATGTATGGAAACGGCAAAAACAAGAAAACACCTTTTGAGTGGGCTCGGGAAATTTGTCAAGGCATTAAATCGAGCGGCAAGGGCGGCAGTAAACCGAATAAAAAAGTTAAAATCAAGGGCACGGTATAATACCATGGCTCTAATAAAGCATACATTACCTTTTCTTGACGATATTTTTCTTACCCTCGGCCTTATCACGTTCGTCGCGGCGTCATATCTTGTAAATGCGGTTTTGGGAACATACGTTCTCGGGATCGCATTTTTAGTCGCGGCGTTTTTTGTAGGGACTGCGCTTCGAAGCCCGGCAGTTCAACAGGCCATTGGAAAATTTCAGCGAAAGAAGTGATGCAATTTGTTGGAACCGGATAAAAGTGCACTATTAAAGGAACTCCCAAAGACTGATTTACTGGAACGCAAAGGTTCTATCAAAGTAAGTTGGGATGTCTTGAAAGAAAATCCAGAAGCAGCATTGCAAGTATTGTCAAATATCCTAATTGTAAAAGCAGAAAATGACTTCATTACAAATTCAATTGTATATTTTGGCTATTCAAAATATTTTGAACCTGCGGTGATTACTGATGAAGTAATTCCGCCTGAATATATGTGGACAATTCATAAGGATGAAAACGGCCAGTGTACCATTGAAAAATCTGAAAAGATAGGGAGGTGATGCAATTTGATTTTATCCTCGATCCTCGCCCGCATGCCGCCCGGGCTTTCACCGATGTATCAGATGGGCGATATATGGGGCGGTTGGAGTTCATCGTCAGGCAAGACCGTCACAGTGGAAAACGCAAAGAACATTGCTACGGCCTACCGGTGCATCAACGTCCTTTCCGACGATGTGGCGAAAATCCCACTCTATACATATAAGAGCCCATCTCGTTTTCAGATCGACCGCATCATGCCGGACGCGGCCATGGAGAATATCGCCTGGCTTCTTGAAGTCAGCCCGAACCGCTACATGTCACCGTTCATTTTCAAGAAATCTTTAATCGAATGGCTGCTCGGCTGGGGCATGTCGTTTATCTGGGCGCCGCCTCCACATGGTGCAAACCGGCGTGAATTATTTATTCTTCGGGGCGACTGTACCCTGCCCTATTACGACGAAAACGGAAACCTATGGTATCGCACAGCGTTCAACAACGGCGAGATTTCCTATTTGCCGTCCGTGGAAGTTCTGCCACTGCTTATAAACAGCCTTGACGGAATATTCGGGCGCTCGGTGGTTGAGTTCGCACGCGAGAGCATTGGCCGCCAACTGGGTGCCTATGAAACGCAGGGAAACATGTATAAGCAGGGGCTGAACCCGGCAGGCATTTTGTGGGCAAACGGAGAATTAAATCCGGCTGCTCGTGATGTTATGCGAGACGAGTTTGAAAAGAAGTTGGGTGGAAGTCAAAACGCTTATCGTCTTGCAGTCATGGACAGTAAGGTGCAAAAATTTGAGGCAATCACCATGAAACCCATCGACATTCAGTTTTTGCAAGGCATCAGCGCAACCGATGTGGAGATTTGTAATTTCTTCGGTGTGCCGCTGAATAAGGTCAACATGGGCAAGCAGTCGTACAGTTCAAACGAGCAAAACAACCTTGATTACCTCGGCAGCACCCTCGACCCCTACCTGGTGCAGATTGAGCAGGCTGCGCGAGTGAAGTGGTTGCCTGAGAGTCAGCAGGACGCCATGTATTTTAAATTCTATCGCAAGGCACTACTTCAAATCGACGCAGTGGCACGAGCAAATGTGAATACGAAAGAAATCGGAATGGGCATTACAAGTCCAAACGAGGCCAGAGAAGATGAAGATAAGAGCGGATATACAGAGGGAGAAAAATTCTGGATGTCGCGAAATTACTCACCGGTTGATAATCCGTTCTTTTCGCAAACCGGGGAGCCAATACAAGGAGGTGGTAACAACGAAAATCAAGACCAAAGCGCAGCGGGAACGGAAAACAGCACAGATCAAGGCGGTGGGGCAGGCACAGCAGAATGACCTTGACCTTATAAACCAGTACGCCCGCAACACTCTTACAGCAGATCAGGTTTACACCATGAAACTGACCCTTTGCGACAACGAAATAGACCGACAATATGACCAATTTACGCCGAATGCTTTAAACCAGCTGTCGGCGCTTTTTATTGGCAAAACGGTAATTCTTGACCATGACTGGAGCGCAAAGAACCAGACGGCGCGCATCTACAGCGCCGCGATTGAATCCGTCCCGGGAAAGGCCGCAAGCAACGGGCAGCCTTATTTAAGGCTTACCGCCATGGCTTACATGCTCAGTCTTCCGGCCAACGCCGACACAATCGCGGCGCTTGACGGCGGAATCCTCAAGGAAGGCAGCGTGGCATTTTCAAACGATACCGACACCTGCTCGATCTGCGGCAATGAGTATTACTCCTGCGACTGCCCGCACTGGAAAGGGCAGATATACACCGAAAACGGTGTCCAGAAAACCTGCTATGTCACTCTCGACGATGTGACGGATGCCTACGAGTTCTCACTTGTTGCAGTTCCCGCACAGCGCCGCGCCGGCGTCACAAAGGCATTCAAGGACGGGCGCACATTATCCACAGACACTCTCAAAAAGCTCTCCGCGGCCCGCACGTTGCGCATGCAGGCCGATGATTGCGAAATTCAGGCCCGCACAATAGAGGACGACCTCGTCGGAGACTGGCCGGACGACAATCCGGAAGGCGCACCGATGGACGGCCCCGAAGAAGACCCCGACGACGGGGCAGAAATCCCACCGACCGGCGAAGAGCCGGACGATGTAAAGGCTTTTAAAGCCAAAATTAAATTTATAACAGGAGGAAAAACAGAATGAAAATTGATCTCAAAAAGTTTTACGACGCGGCCGTGGAGGCTGGTACCGAAAAAACAGCAAAAGCGGTAGAAATCCAGAAGCTTTTCGACGCAAACGAAACCGAAAAGGGCCTTGCCATGAAGGCGGACCTTGACAAACTCACAAAGGGCGCCAAAGCCGCAGAGGAAATGTATCTGTCTATGCGCGATGCAGCACAGGGCGACGACCCCGCAAAGAATTTCGTTCCCGCGGATGATCGTGCCAAGGCAGAGGAAGCGAAGGATGCCGACATACTCAAATCAAACGAGTACGTGAACGCTTTCTTCAAGGCTCTTTCGAATAGCATGACTCCCAAAGATTTCAAAAAGTCGGGCGTGCCCGGCGGCATGAATATTCTCATGAAGGCCCTTACCGAAACCGGCGGTACTCCGGCAGGCGCAGACGGAGGCTTCCTGCTTCCCACTGATTTTAACAACATGATTATCGCGCTTCAGCGCCAGTACCTCGACCTGTCTCAGTTCGTCAACGTCGAGAACGTACAGGCATTTTCCGGTTGGAGAGCGGTTGAAAAAACGACCGCCCAGCTTCCATTCACCACTTTTGGAAATGATACGTCCGTTCCGGCGGCAGAGCAGCCTGCATTTGTTAAGGTGCAGTACCAAGTCAAGGATTACGGCGGTTTCCTACCGGTGTCCAACGATCTGCTCCAGGATACGCCCGCAAACATCATGGCATATCTGTCCAAGTGGTTTGGACGCAAGACTATTCTGACCAACAACAGTTTAATACTTGCCATCCTCAATGCGCTCACGACTATTCCGGCAGATACAGCCACGCCGAAAAACGCGCTCGACACCATCAAACACGTGCTGAACGTTACGCTTGACCCTGATATTTCCGTCAACGCGACCATTTTTGTCAATCAGGACGGCTTCGACTTCCTCGATCAGATCAAAGATACGATGAACCGTCCTCTCTTACAGCCCGACCCGACCAATGACACGAAGTATATGGTCAAGGGCCGCCCTGTCGCACTGATGGCAAACCGTCTGCTTCCGTCCACGGTGGTTACTGGAACTCCGGATACTACCCACAGTCGCATCATCATCGGCGACGCGGCCGCTGCGATCACCTTGTTTGCACGCGCCGGTCTCGAGATGGTTTCAACCACTGTCGGCGGCAACGCATGGTACAACAACAACACCGAAATCCGCGGCATCATGCGTGCTGATTGTCAGGAAATTGACGACGGCGCCGTGACCGCGATCGACGCGATTGTCGGCTAAAAAAAAGGAGTGATTGACCTGTGGCAAATATTCTGACGGTTGATGAAGCCGCACGCGTCGTGTCCGTTGACGTGACGGATCTAAAGCTTGCGGATGTTCTGCCGCAGGTCGACGCCTATATCCAGCAGGCGACCGGGCGGGACTGGGCGCAGGACACAACGATCAATCCCACGGCCAAGGCCGCCGCACGGTTGCAGCTCGCTCTCACATATGACCTCATGACCATGTTACCATCACAGATAGCCTCGCTTCGCGCGGGGCTTGTCTGTTCCCTCGCACAGCTTGAATTGGCAGCGGCAGGTATGCAAGCCATTCAGAACCTCAACTCTGCTGGGTACGTGGACGACATGGAAACATACATTGCATGCGGATTGCTCGGGCTGAATCTGATTGATTACAACCGGCTGCGGTCGACCGGGCAACGAAGTGTAGCACAGGCTATGTTTGACGGCAGGCCATCCGAAGGATATGCCGATCTGCCCGCCATACAGGAGGCACTTGATATTGCTGTGAAAGCGGTGATACCTCAATGAGTGCGTTTTATATCAATCCCGGCGAGCTCCGGACGCCAATCCGTATACAAAAGCAGATCACGGTTGGCACGGGTAGCTTTGCCGCTAAAAAGTGGGTTGACCTCGGAAATACATCCGACACTGACCCGCCGCGATACATTTATGCGAAGTGGGAAAGCGTCAAAGGATTAGAACTATGGGCAGCCGATAGTGTGCAGGCAGTTGACACCAACATTGTGACGGTAAGATACAATCCGGACCTAAACGCGGCGTGCCGAATTATATGCGGTGGGATTACTTATCAGATTACGGACGTGAGTGACCCGACACAGCACAAGCAGTGGCAGCAAATTCGCGTGATGGGAGCGGTGATGGGCTGATGGGATCGTGGAAAGGATACAGTAACTATGGCACGTCGGCGCTTGGTATTGATTTTAGCTTTAAGGGTCTTGACGATTTGCTTAACAAGATAGAAATGGCTGGGAAAAATATTGATGATGCGGCGGCCGATGCAGTTCAGCAAGCGGCCACTGTCTTACTCGAAGCTCAAAAAGAGGGTGCTGCCCGGCACAGGAAGGGCGCCGGTAAATACGGCACCGATGCGGTTTACGACGCTATCGAAAGTGGCCATGTTTTTCGCGAAGCCAATTTTACCTCTATTCAAATTGGCATTGACTTAAAAAAGCACCCGGAAGCAGCTCATGCGGTCTTTCAAGAATATGGAGATGGGCATAGTCCTGAGTTTCCCGATCCATTTATTCGGCCCAGCGTCGATATGAATAGATCAAGGGTCAAAAGCGTTATGCGAGCAGTGCTTAAAAAGTGGGGTGTTCCGGTTGAGTAAATGGACAGATTTATGTGAAACAATCTTGACCGGTATTGGACTACCTTACGACTTCGAGCAAATGTTAATTGATGCCGCGCAACTTCCCGATACATTCATCGTTTATTTTTTAGTCGACGACACAGGTATTACCCATGCGGAAGGCAAGGAAACGAGCCACGAAGCGCGTGTGCAGATCAGTTTGTTTTATCGAGACAATTCTATGTTTTTAACCGTGCCCGACCAGATTGAAACTGCCTTCATGGCGGCTGGATTTACCCGCGTCGGTAGCGGCAGAATCCCATTTCAAAATGACACTCGCCATCACGGCTGGCGTTGTGATTTTTGCTATTACGAAAGAAGGTAATTAGATGGCAACTACAGGCAATGAAATCTACGGAGAAATTACAGACATTGGCGCGTCCTATGTATCTATCGACGTACAGGACAGCCCCTCAGCCTATACACCCGCCGCAACGCAATATCTCGCACCATCCGGTGAGTATAAGTACGACCCGAAGCAGGATGTATCATACTCCAACTATGACGGCATTACAATGTTCGCATACGTCAACGAGGGGCCGGGAGAAGCCACGGTAACTATCTCGGGCGTCCCTGAGAAAATTGCGGCTCAATTAACCGGAAAACCATATGACGCCACAAAGGGAATACTGCTCGACACCGGAGATGCCTCAAACGCTCCATGGTGTGCGCTGTCAACGCAGACGTTTTTCGGCGATGTAGGCACTAACTACAGGATGATGCAGTTTCTCAAAGGCAAGTTTACACTCGGTGCCATAACTGCAAAATCACGCGGAGAAAAAACAGAACCGCAATCTCGCGAGCTTATTTATCATCCGGTGAGGACGCAGTATCAATGGAACGTGCCTGATGTGAATAACCCTGGCCAGTTTACAAATAAAGGCCTCAAGGGGATTTCAGCGGATACCACTGATCCGGCATTTACAATAACACCCGCGAACTGGTTTGCGCAGGTACAGACGCCTAATGCGATTACACCGGCGGTACCGCTTGCAGTAACACCTTTACCGGCCAATAATGCCGCAGGTGTTGTGGTATCTATAAAGCCCGCTCTGACGTTTAACAATCCTATCGTCGATTATAGCGGCATTACGCTCATTAAGGCAACCGACAACAGCATTGTGGCTGCGCCTGTGACAATCGACGCAACTAAAAAAATTGTTACGGTTTCGCCTTCTGCAAATCTCACCGCGGCTACCGTTTATCTGCTTGTCATCTCCAGCGTGGACGATATCTTCGGGCAGACGCTTGCGAGCACCGTTATTAAATTCACCACAGCATAATCCTAAGGGCCCCAATTGGGGCCCTGCATTTGTGCCCAATGCGCGCATGAACGCGGAGGGCAGATAAAAATTTTGGAGGAATTAAAATGCTTTCAGAACCGATTGAATTGACGCTTTACGACGAAAATAGCGAACCAATCAAAACATACAAATGCCTCGTTATCCCTTGGGGGATGCTTAAAAAAGCCCTCTCGCTTCAAAAATACATATCAAAAGAATCCGAAGAATTTGACGATGGAATTGTTGACGCAATGGCACAATTCGTTTGCGATCTTTACCGTGATCAGTTTACCGTCGAAGATTTAAACAATGGCGCAGATTTAACAGAAGTAATGGCGGCAATCAGTGCTGTTGTTTCTCATGCGGGTGCTCTAAACCCAAACGTATAAGCGGGGGAGTTAAAAGGCTGTCCCCGCAGGTGCCAGAATGGATTTATCGGTGGGAAGCAAAAATCATCAGCATTGTGCCGGCCTATACTCTTGAGGCTCTTGATATGTGTGACATTGACAGACTGCTGCCGTTCTATCATGCCAACACAAGTCGTGACGCAGAAAAGAATGATAACCCCGGACGAGCGCCAGAAGAATATGGCAATATCGTGTATCGTGACGGCAAAGCATACCGAAAAGTAAGACCGCAGGATTCGGCTGGCTTGAAAAATATGTAAAGGTGGTGAGGACGTGGCGGGCGAAAACAATCTGAATAGTAGCGTCGGAATGGATACAACCAGTTTTAAAACGGGTGTATCAGACTTAAATGCTCAAATCAGGTCGATTGAAACAGGATTCCGCGCCTCCGCTGCCGTTATGGGTGACTGGTCGAGCACATCAAACGGGTTGACAGAACGGACATCCTCCCTGAGTGAAAAGCTTGATTTGCAAAAGCAAAAATTGAATACTCTGCATACGGAATATGACCTGTTGACGCATGCAGAGGGCGACAATACCAAAGCGATTGAAAGTGTTGCCAATCAAATGTTCTCGGCTGAAAAGGCCATAACCAGTACGGAATCCGATCTTAAAAAATACGATACCCAGCTCAAGGAAGTTGACGAAACAAGCAAAAAAATAGATTTTTCGAGTTTAAAAGATGGCTTCGCAAAGGTCGGGAGCGGCGCAGTATCGGGACTAAAGGCTGCAGGAACCGCTATAGTTGGAATGGGAGCGGCAGTCGCAGGCGCGACTGTGGGGCTTGGTGCAATGGTAACTAAGGCTTCCGATTCTGCCAATAGTTTAACTGAGCTTTCTCAGCAGACTGGGCTAAGCACTGACAAATTACAGGAAATGCAATATGTAGGCGGCGCTCTTGACGTCAGTCTGGATACAATGACGGGGGCTCATACCAGACTGATTAAGGCAATGACGTCGGCCGAAAAATCCACGAGCACACAGGCAGCAGCGTTTAAAGCACTCGGCGTGGCAACACAGGACTCAAACGGCCATTTGCTTGACAGCAATACTGTTTTTAATAACGCTATGGGAGCCTTGGGAGGCGTGCAAAACGCTACAGAACGGGACAGCCTATCTTTGCAGCTATTCGGAAAATCGGCCTTGGCGTTAAATCCACTTATCACAACAGGAACGGCAGGGCTCGCAGCCATGTCCGCAGAGGCGGATAAAAATGGCGCCGTCATGTCGTCTGCGGCTGTTTAGGGTTTAAATGCCTTCCACGACAAACTCGACGGCTTAAAATTGAGCTTTCAGGGTCTCGCCGGAAGCATGGCAGGGCTGGCAGTTCCTGCACTCTCTAAATTTACCGACATGGCGCAAGGCCTAACAGGTGCATTAAATACAGCATTAAAAACAGGAGATTTTACGCAATTCGGACAGGTGCTATCCGATGGCATAAGCTCAGGCGTTAAATCTGTGACCGACGGTATAGCCAAATTTACGCCGGTGGTGACGAAGATATTAACTGGTTTAATTAATACGCTTGTTCAGGCCATACCCACAGTTTTACCGGCTTTGGCGACAGGAGTTGTGCAGATCGTTCAGGCGGTAGTGACAATATTACAGCAGAACGGGCCAAAACTTATAGCAGCCGCAATCAATGCGGTAATAACGCTTGTCAAAGGGCTTTTGCTGGCATTGCCTCAAATTATGCAGGCGGCAGTAACGATGATAAGCACTCTTGCTAATTCTATATCCGCGCAACTTCCAACACTAATTCCTGTCGCGATTAAAGCATTAATTACGTTTTTCGAGGGTCTTGTAAATAGTTTGCCTATGATAATTAATGCTGCAATACAAATAGTTGTTGCATTAGTTCAGGGCATTATGAATGCTTTACCAGGTTATATAGCCTATATACCAACAATAATCATTGAAACAATAAATGCGCTCATAAAGGCTCTTCCGATGTTGATTAATGCGGCGCCACAAATAATCGTATCAATCATAATGGGTATTATTAAGGCAATACCTCAATTAGTGATGATGGTGCCTCAAATTATCGTCGCGGTTATAGGCGGACTAATTCAGGCAATACCTCAGTTGCTAACGCTTGGCCCACAAATATTGACGGGCATATGGAACGGCCTTAAAAATCAAGACTGGGGTAAGATAGGTTCCGATATTCTAACGGGACTTTTTAACGGGATGATGAATGTCGGTAAGTTAATCGGCAATGTCGGGAACTCAATCATGAAAGGGTTTAAAGACTTTTTTGGTATTAAATCTCCATCAACGATGATGCGCGACATGGTCGGTACAAATTTGGGACTCGGTATTGTTGATGGTATTAAATCAACCGTCGGGCAAGCAGCTTCGGCCATGCAGAGTTTAACGGATGTAGGTTCAGGAGGAATCTCAATCCCCGTGACCGGAGCAGTCGGAGCATCCGGAGGCGGGGGAGGAAGTACACAAAGCACCACAAATAATTATTCCTCCGGGCCGTCTCAAATCGTGCTTATAAACCAGATTGACGGAAAAGAAATATCCCGTCAAATAATACCTATATCACTGGGTATTGCTCAGCAAAGCAGGAACAGAGGGGCGGCGATAGGAAATGTCTATTAATACATTTACTTACGGAGGGATATGCTCATCCGTTTACGGCCTGACTTGCGATATGGAAACGCACAGCCTTCTCCCTCCGCAGGCAAAATACACACAGGATATACCGGGCATGGATGGGTATGTCGATTTTGAAATCGGCGGTTACGGCGCCCGAATCATTAATACAGACATTTATTTCGATGGCGACTATAGTAAGTTGCGAGCCAATGAGGACGATATTATTGCATGGCTTGCAAACAGCGCAGGCGCCGCAAAACCGCTTTCATTTGATAACAATTCTATAAAATCATATCTGGCAAAAATCTATTCAGCTCTTGATTTCGTCAATACGCCAGATCGTAAAATCGGAACGATACAATTTGAATGTAATCCTCCGTGGGCTTATTTGAACGGAGTGCCGCTCACTCCCGCTCAGATTGCATGGAACAACGCGACAAATCTCGGCAGCGAATACATCAAGGACATAACCGCTGACGGCGCGTTTAAATTCACAATTTTAGGCACTCATAATGTTTTGCCGAAAATCACTCTGACAGGCAATATTCCCTCTGGTCTGCAGTTTGCCTATACGACCGGCGGCACAACGTATTACTGGCAATATAACGCCGCCCTGCAATATGACGGCATATTGATTGATTGCACTGCACAGACCGTCACGCGCCTGTCAGACGGTGCTAATCTTTATCCATATGTCAATTCTTCAAAATGTGCTTACTTTTCACTCGCGGCAGGTCAGGCCGAGATCGATATAATCGGAACCGGCGGCGTATGGCCGCTTGATTTTATAATGTCGGTTTCGTTCACTCCGATTTCTTAGGAGGTTTTTATGGCTGCACAAATAACAATTTACAATTTAATAACCCCCGCCGAAGTACCTGTATATTCCCGCGTGGCAACGACCACTAACGCTTTTAAAGCCATCAACCACAAGGAGCTCATGCGTGAATGGACGCTTGACTTTTTCGTCACGAATCTTGATAGTTCACGGCAGTATATCGCACCGTCAACGCAAAACATTCTACTCGCAAACGGCAGATTGTGGCTTGTTCCTCAAACACAGTTTCAAATAGCCAACGGTCAGTTGTTCGACATTACGCAGTTCAATCAAAATTCGGGGGCGGACAATACAACAGAAGCGTGCGGAAACCATGTGAGTTATCGACTCAATAATTATTCCCTGCCCGCCGGATATTCATTTGTTGGCACAGTGGCTGCGCTCATTCAGGACATGCTCATCCAGTCCGGGGCGAACGTGGCGTTTACGGTCGGTACATGCGCTTCGGTGAGCGGTTCATTTAGCCCCGGTAATACACAGCCGCTTAATTTAAGGGCGGCGCTATTCCAGCTCGTCGCACTTGGCGTGGAGATTGATTTTGACAATTTCCAAATCAACGCGCCGGTTCGTATCGGCAGCGTGACAGGCAAGGTTTTTCAGTTCGCGCGTGATCTTATCTCGTTGAAACGGCAATGGAACGGCACGGCAACGCCACCGACATTCACATACGATATCACGGCAGCTGTTTTGATGAGGTTGCCGGGGGGCTCACCGTCCGATAATTTTATCGTCGGCGACACCGTGGGCATTGCTGATAAAGTAATTGGAGATCAGATCACTGGCAAGCGCATATGTACATACGACGAATGCCTTGACAATCCCACGCAGGACTTGGTCGCGATAGGCCAGTTCCTACCGGACGATGCGAGCACTGTTCAGGCCATGCAGGTGGATATAAGCACCAGTGTGCAGCAGGGAGATCAGTACAGCAACGTCAGTATAGACCATACTAATGGATTTATGGCGATTAACACAGCCAGAACATTAGCAGTCAGAATGAACGCAACTGATTGTTTTTCGATTTATAGTGGCGATGGTAATAACAACTGGACGTTAATGTCTAAACTTGATGTAAACGGATTGCAAGCCGGAACCCTTACAATGCCGGGATATCCGAATTTTAAGGTTATTGTGGGCAAAGGGCCTAACCCAGGGGATGGCTTGGGATTGTTTATTGTTGATACAAATATCAGCGCAACACCATTTTTAAAATTTTGGCTCGATTCTGGCGGTAACACAATAATCCAAAAAACACAGGGAGATTTAATCTTTGAAGATGAAAACGGGAACGGAATTGGAACAAATGGAACGTCAAGCCCACTCGCAAGTTTTACAGTTAAAGAAGGTCTTATAACTGGCTGGTCTTATCCTATCCCTTCCGGAGCAAGCGGCAATTTACCTTTTACGAAAGCGGGAGGCGATAGTTCTGTGTCTTCTTCAATAAGCGATATTGCGGTGTCAACAAACGATACTGCTCAAATTCAAGATATACCTTCAAGCGAAGTTTCAAGCGAAGCGCCAGTAGCAAGTCAAGCAGCATCATCAAGTAGCGAAGCATCGAGTAGCAAGCCATCGATTAACGGTACCATTAATAGCGATGGTCTTATTGTTCAAGCATCTACGACGGCTCCTAACCTGTTGTTGCCTGACCCGAAGTACTCAAGCCCCAATGGCAACGCATATCCAGACACCAAAGCCGGAAACTAAACTCAACATAATTTATATAAGCCTCACCATCCGGTGGGGCTTTACTTATGCCCAAAATTAAGAAAGAAGAGTGTATTAAAATGTCTGAAAAAAACAAAGAAGTAATACTCACACAAGAAATGTTTGACGCAATTTGTGACCGCATTGGAAATCTGGAAAAGAAAGTGGGCGAGCTGGAAGATGCAACTCGCCCCGAAAAAGTAAGAAGAGATATGTGCCAAGTAGTGCGTGACCGCGAAAAGAAATTAGAGACCTAACGCGGCGGTTCGGTTTCCGACTGCTTGCGCTTGGCTAATCTTTTCGGGGTTCGAATCTGGCAGCGCTAAAATCATTGCTTTGACTACTTCGAGCAATTGAGCATTTGTAAGCTTTTCGGGGTTGCTCCCGCCGCTTATCTCTTTAATGACATCTTCGCAAACTATATCAAGATGAGTTTTGCTTGGCATATCTATCCCCTCCTTTCACCAAAATTATACAGCGATTGGAGGGGATATACAACGGGCATCCGAAAGGGTGCTATTTCATGCCCATTTTTAAGGAGGCAATTTTATGGCACTGATAAAACTTGAGCTTACAGACCTGTTACCGGATGTGGTGGGAAAACAAAATAGCAATAATCTCTACACAATAAATAATGTTGCTTATGCTCAGACAGCAAATGATGTAGCCATCAACTCTCCTTTAGCCACAAAAGTGGGGGCAGGGTGGAACACATTAAGTGCGACTCTCACTTTTTCGTCAGTAGACCATTTTACAAGTGTAGCCGCTACATCCGTTGGCCTTACGGGAGTTATATCAGTTGGCATGAGAATTAAGCTTACTATAAATAGCACAACACAATATTTTATAGTAACTGCAATTACCTCAACGCTTATTACTCTTTATGGTGGCCCGTCATTTGCCCTGTCTAATAACGCTATTACCAACGTATTTTATAGCATGTCTAAATGCCCGTTTGGGTTTCCCGCCGACCCTGCTGTATGGGCAAGTAAAGTAATGTCAACATCTCAAATACCAATCGGTGGACTTTCGGCGGGTGGTATTTGGGGCAGTTGGTGGCTTGATGTTGATATTGGTGCATGGGATATTTCTTTCGAGGGTGATGCGCAATTCAACGCGGCAACGGCAGGGGGTATGGAGGGGGCGGTTGGCCTTTCTACGTCTTCTTCCAGTTTCAGTGATTTAGAAATGGCATTGTTTGCCGATAGCGCGAATGTTACAATAATGAGCATCGCAGGCAAACGCAGTAAGCTTATTAATATCGCATCAAAAACCCGATATTATATGGTTGTGAGAACGACTTTTGCCACAAACGCAACATATTTAAGGGGCGATCTTTGTGCAGTAAAAATCGAAGCAAGGTGTGCTTATCTATAAGGAGGATTGTTATATGCAATCAACAGACCCACCCAGTTGGGCGGTATTTTTATATCGGGAGGTAAAAATATGCAGATCAGAAACACAGCAAATCTGCCCGGCATAGACATATCACATTATGATACGGGTATTATCTATGGTGCAATTGCTGCCGCAGGGAAGAAGGCTGTGTACATTAAGGCCACCGAGGGCAGTACAGGCACCACAGCGAAAGACCCGACGTTCGTGACGCATAACACGTCCTGCCGAGCTCTTGGTCTTGCGACTGGGGCATACCATCTAATCCACGTTTATCCCACATCAACCATAGACGCTCAGGTCGCAAATTTTCTCGATGCAATAAAGGGACAGACCCTTAATATGCCAATTATGCTTGACGCAGAGCCGGGAATAATCATAGGAGTAACACCCGAGATCGTGACCGCTCAATGTCTCGAGTTCGCCGATAAGGTCAAAGCCGCGACAGGCATTGAAGTCATTCTTTATACCAACACCGACACGATAGCGACTGTCTTTACCGACGACATCAAGCGTCTCCGGTTCGTTATAGCGGATACAAGATATGTCACAGCGCCGGGCGAAAACGGAAGAATATCCGCATGGGTAGGTTTCCAGTATTCGTTTACTGCAAAAATTGGCGGGCAGATCGTCGACCTTGACGAGTTTACTCCGGACATCATCGGCCCCGCATACGCATATGGATACCGTGAACCAGCCCCGGTATCCGTGCCTGTGCCGGCCGCGGCAGCTCCCATGATACAGTTTGACGCCGATGTCTTGGCAGCGCAGCGTGAGCTCAACGCGGCGGGTGTGAGGGACGGGAATGGCAACAAACTCGCCGAGGACGGCAAGGGCGGCACACACACGCTGACCGTACTCGGTAAAAACCTACTTATTTACGACCCCACGCACATCAAGGCGTGTGTAAAACTCCTGCAAAAGCTGCTCGGGTTCACTGGCACAGACATTGACGGTAGGTTCGGAGACAAAACGCTCGCGGCCGTCAGGGCATACCAGCTCACGCACCACCTGCAGGTTGATGGCAAAGCAGGCCCTCAGACATGGGGATCACTTATTAAATTTTAGCAGCCGGAGGAATGACAATGAGACTATGGGTAGAAGCGGCCATATCGGCTTTGGCTGCAGCAACAGTGGGTACATTACTTGCATTTTTAAAGCATATATGGAGTCGGCAGAAAGCGCAGTCCGCGCAGCAGGAGGCCATCAAAGAAGGTATGCTCGCGCTTATGCACGATCGCATATTCAATATTTATGCGGAATGCCAACGTAAGAAGTATGCCACAGTCGAGGAAATCCGCAATGTCGAGTACCTCTACCAGCCGTATCATTCGCTCGGAGGGAATGGTACCGGTACAGAGTTATACGAGCGAATAAAAAAGATGCCCACAACGAATCCTCATAGAATCGACGACCTATGCAACGAAATTTATAAAATAGAAAAGGAGCAATCAACATGACAAACGAAATCTTATTACTTATCGTCGTAGCCGCAGCCTGCCTGATTATCGGGGCGACCATTTTCGCAGCCTTCGCAATCAAGAAGGGCTGGAACATTGCGGGAACTTTAGCCACCGCTGAGAGCGGAGTGAATATGGCAGGTGTTATCGCAGAGACGCTGCAACCCTTCCTGCCGTCTGGGCCGTATTCGATCATTGACAAAATCATCGAGTATGCAAAGACCGCAGTCAAGAGCGCAGAACAACTTAACAGTGTGACCCAAGCGACCGGCGCAGATAAAAAGACGCAGGCAACAGAATTTGTAACGAATGCCCTGCAACTCGCCGGTGTACCTATCACGCAGGAGGTTCTCAACCTAATTGATAAATCCATTGAGGCCGCCGTTTATGCTATCACCAAGCTCCCTACCGACCAGTTAAAGATACCCACAACCATTACAAATGTTATCATCCCCGCGTCAACAGAACCCGTTCCTGCTCCGGCAGTTACATAATAATCGATAGGCCTCGGCGAAACACGCCATAATTTTAAGCCCCACTGACTCTGTGATGGAGTCAGCGGGGCTTATTTTTCTTTGTTTTGGATAAAAATGAAAAGACACCCCATAGCTGGAGTGACTTTCTAGCAATGCCTTAGTCCGACAGTAGCACATACTGCTTACAATCTCTTGCGGATTATAAGGACTTATCTTGTTGCATATATAGTATCATTCAGAACAAGTTTTGTCAATAAATTTTTAAATGGTGTCACTGTGCCATAAGCTAGCATTTCTGCCAAGCGCTAAAAAGCGTAGGCACTATGGACTTATCCAGTGACATTCCTATTATATGACATATTATAGGAATTAATGCAATGGAAATTTAAACAATCTTTTCTCACACATATTCGGATTCAACGCAGTTATACATATTTCACTTTCCTTAATATTCTTTTCGAGAAACCTAAAATATGTATTTGATATAAAATCCGTCATTTGCAAAAGTAAGTGGTTTTTAGAATCTTTGTATTCTACTGTTATTTCACCTGAACAAAACGGCTCTAATAGGTTTAATTCGGTATTTAAGTATTCTTGTAAAGTGGATCTGGAACATGTTGCGACATTTCTTTCGTCGATAATGAAATGAATGCTGTTGCAACATTTAAATTTGCTACTAGTTTTAAAAAAACTTTGCAAGTAAAGCTTAATTAAATAGTTAAACGCTCTCGATGATACCTCACGAAAATGCTCTGATGATTTTGAGTTATCTAAAGATATGATACCAAACTCAAAATTAGATTGACACTTTTCCATTAACTTTTGATATATCGGAAGCTTGAGGTTCTCAGACATATTTGATCCTTTAATTTCGCCCGTAGCCATAAGCTCATCCATTAATATTTTATGCTTTTTTGCTATCCTTAGTCTTTCTTTTCTATAAATCTGTTTAACGAATTTTGTATTGTCAGTAATGAGTAAAGATATTATAAAAAAATCCTTTTTGTCTATTTTGCCTTTAGCAATAGTTCCAGATTCATCTATGTAGACTGTAATATCCGGCAATTTATCACACCCCAAAATTTCAATATTCCTATTATAAACCATGACATTACAATTTAATAGTATTTTTTTTTAAAAACCCTAAGAAAGAATCATGTTTTATTGTTGGAAACGTAACTCATAAACGCACTTTTATAATTATTGGCATATATTCTTATATGATTGATGAATATCCTCAACTAAAATTTTATTAATCTTTCCTTCCATAAACCACCGCGCCCCGTCCTCAACAAAATATCCCCTCCGGCTGGCACCAGAGGGGAAAAAAGGGGGAGATGAATAAATGAAAAAGTTCATCCTTATAATAATCTATATATATGAATGTTTTGTTAACACTTTGTTATTGTTTTGTTATTGTTTTGTAAAGATTATATCAACCAGTAAACTTTTCCCCGCTTCTGTTTTGAGGCGGGGCTTATTTTTTATAATAATTAATGCATAATAAAACAATAATTATAATTGAAATTTCTAAAATAATATTATATAATAAGCGTTGAAAGAAGAAAATATTAGGGAAAAATGTCGAATTTGTGGCAC